CGCGTTCGCGCGCACCCTCACCGAGTGGTCGCAGAAGGAGCAGCCCATACCGCTGCTCTACGGCCACAACACCGAGGACCCCGAGATGAACATCGGCAAGGTCACGGAGGCCTACGAGGACGAGCGCGGTCTGCACGTCCGCGCCGAGTTCGACGCCGACAACCCGAAGGCCCAGTACGTCCGCAAGCTCGCCAAGGAGGGACGCCTGTACCAGTTCAGCTTCGCATATTCCGTCCGCGACGCCATGGAGACCGAGCTGGACGGCGGGATGAGGGCGTACGAGCTGCGCGACCTCGACCTCTACGAGGTCAGCCTCGTGCAGATTCCGGCCAACCAGCACGCGGTCGTCACCGGCATCAAGAGTGGGCGACGCAACAGCAAGGCGGACGCCGACGAGCTGCGCCAGATTCGCGCGCTCGCGTCCCAGATAACCCAAGCCATCAACGGCCTTTTGGCCGATGAGGACGACGCCGACGAGCCCGACGGCGGGCCCGAGCCCGAAGCCAACGCGGAGGAGCCGACCACGGCCAACGCGGAGGAGCAGGCGGCGAAGGATGCCGACGAGCTGGAACGCGCCAAGCAGAACGCGGCGGCATACCTCGCCGCGGTAGAAGCCCTTTACCCCAAGGAGTAACCATGAACAAGTTTATGCAGCAGCTGGAGGACGCCAAGAGCGCCCTCGCCACCGCCATGGAGAACGGCGACGCCGAGGCCATGAGCGCCGCGACCGAGCAGGTCAAGGCCGCCCAGGACGCCGTCAAGGCCGCCGAGGAGGGCGCCGCCCTCATCAAGTCCCTGGGCGCCAACGAGGCCACCGAGCCCGCCAAGAGCGAGCCCGCCCCGCGCACCCTGGGCGAGTTCGCCGCCAAGAACCTCGACCTGACCGCCATGCGCCTCGGCGCCGCCAAGTCCGCAGGCACCGGCTTCGGCTTCAAGGCCGCCACCGACGCCCACACCTCCCAGACCATCCAGGTCATCGATCAGAACGTCATCGACATCGCGTCCGCGCGCGAGCTGGCCATCCGCTCCCTGTTCGGTGCCGAGTCCATCAGCGGCAACAGCCTGAAGTACTTCATCCTCGGCGCCAAGGAGGCCGTCTCCGGCGGCGCTCCCGCTGGCGTTGCCGAGGGCTCCGCCAAGCCGCAGTTCCACATCCCCGTCAGCTCCGCCACCGCCACGCTCTCCAAGATCGCCGGCTGGTACTACGAGACCGACGAGCTGATCGAGGACAACGCCTTCCTGCGCTCGTCCATCGACAACCGCGGCCTGTTCGAGCTTGACCTCGCCATCGAGACCTACCTCATGACCACGCTGCTCGGCACCTCCGGCCTCGGCGCTGCCACCTACGCCCACAACGGCAACGTGAGCGCCGACGACATCTTCAAGGCCATGATGACCGTCAAGAGCGCCAGCAACTACAACGCCGACGCCATCGTCATCAACCCCGCCGACTACCAGCGCATCCGCCTGCTCAAGGACGGCACTGGCGGCACCGTCGGACAGTACTACGGCGGCGGCTACTTCTACGGCCCGTACGGCAACGGCGGCAACGCCCAGCAGCCGGGCCTGTGGGGCCTCAACACCGTCGTGACGTCCAGCATCACCGCTGGCACCGTGCTCGTCGGCAACTTCAAGCAGGGCGCATCGGTCCTCACCAAGGCTGGCGACGGCCAGCGCGTCGAGATCGTCACCGGCGACCATGACGACCGCGTGGCCAACCGCGTCACAGTCATCGTCGAGGAGCGTCTGGCCCTCGCCACCCGCGTGCCGTCCGCGTTCGTCAAGATCACCGAGGCGGCCTCCTAGGATGGCGCTCCGCATCTACCGCGCGCCTGACAGCGGATTCTGCTTCCAGTTCGAGGAGGGCAAGCAGCCGGACGGCTACGCCCTCGTGACGGCCGAGAAGCCCAAGCCCGCGCCCAAGCGCCGCACGACAGCCAACAAGGCCCGCAAGGCCGACAACAAGTAAGGGAGGGGCGGCATGGCCTATACGCCAACCCCGTGGGGATACGACGTGGACGGCACCCTGCCGCCCCTCATCACGGCGGACGAGTTCTGCGCCATCAAGGGCAGCAACTGGGCGGGCGACGAGCGGCTGGGTTCCGCCATCGCCGCGGCGTCCGCGTCCATCCGCAACGCATGCGGGTGGCACGTGGCGCCCGCCATGCCCTGCCGCGCCACCATCGACGGCGACGGCAGCCGCAACGTGTTCCTGCCGACCACCCACCTCGCGGGCGTGACGTCCGTGGAGGTGGGCGGCACGGCCACCGAAGACTACCAGTGGAGCCGGATCGGGCAGCTCAGGCTCGCCCGCCCGCTCCCCTGCGACCTGCAGGCCGCGACCGTCGAGTACGTGGCCGGATACGACGCCGAGTCGCTGCCCGACCTCATGGAGGCCGTGGCGGCAGTGGTGCTCCACCGCATCGCCCTGTCCTACGGCGTGGTGAGCGAGAGCGCCGGTGGCGTGTCCGTCAGCTACGCGCAGAGCGCGGCCTACGGTGGCGCCACCGCGGCGCTCACCGACTCCGAGCGGGCCGCGCTCGCTCCGTACAGGGTGGTGAGGGCGCATGCTTCCTAGCTGGTGCAGGGACGCCGTCACCGTGACCCGCCCGGCGTGGGTGGAGTCGCGCGGCGCGCTGGTGCCCAACTGGTCGAAGGCGACGCCCCACGCGCTGACCGGCTGCTCCGTTCAGGTCCCGCTGACGTCGATGGACCTCGACGGCAGGCAGCAGGCCGAGCTGTCCGGGACGCTCTACGCCCCCAGCGGTGCCGACGTCGCGCGCGGCGACCGCATCACGTGGACCGACCCCATGGGAGTCGAGCACGACTTCACCGTGGACGGCATGCCCATGCCGTGGTCGAGCCCGAGCGGACGCGTGTCGCACGTTCAGGCCCGGCTCGTCGAGTGGAGGGGCTGACCATGGCGGCGAACAAGATCAAGTTCAACAGCGCCGGATTCAGGGCCATCCTCATGGGCTCCGGCACGCGTACCGCCGTCGTCGTGGCGGCGAGCTCCGTGTCGTCGCGCGCACCCGGCACGAAGGTCCGCCCGACCATGGGCGGCTTCGGTGGCGGGCGCCACATCGCGTTCGTCGCCACCAGCGCCAAGACCGCGAAGGACGCCGAGAGGCAGCGCGAGGCGCTCGAATCCGCCGTCCACGGGATGTGATGCTCATGCAGGCACTTGTACCGGTTGACGTGGCCGAGGCGTGCAGGCTGTGGCTTACCGCCCACTACGTCGAGGCATGCTGCGACCCGCTGCCGACCGACCTGGAGCGCAGGCTCCCGCTCGTGCTCGTGCAGCCGATGGGCGGCTCCCGCACGGACGTGGTGGTCGACTCGTTCGGCGTGCGCCTCTACGCGTGGGCCGAGACCTACGAGCAGGCCATCGCCACGGTGTCCGAGGCCGCTGGCGTGCTTGCCGCCATGGCAGGCCAGATCGTGGCCGACTCCCAGTGCTACGCGGCAAGGGTCGACGCCCTCCCGTACCCGGCATACGACCCGAGCCACCCAGACATACCACGTGCGTGCACGACGGCCACCGTCACCATGCGCGCCAAGACCATCGAAATCTAAGGAGGCCCCCATGGGCACCAACGCAAACCACGTTCGCGTCGGCATGGCCGACCAGTCCGCCACCACCGGCGCGCTCTCCCGCGGCGCCGTCATCGACGGCTCCGACGTCCCGACCGCAGCCGACATCGACAGCGCCCTCGCGCTGCTGAGCAACTTCACGTCCAGCGGCTACATCTCCGAGGACGGCGCCACCCTCACGACCGACATCTCCACCGTCGACCTGCGCGAGTGGAACCGCGGCATCGTCCGCCGCCTGCTCGACGAGTTCAGCGGCACCGTGTCGCTCACCCTCATCCAGCTGGACGAGGAGAGCGCCAAGCAGTGCTTCGGCGAGGACAACGTCACCGTCGCCGCCGCGACCAGCACGAAGGGCAAGCAGCTGCGCATCGCCATGGGCGCCACGCTCGGCAAGCCGCAGGCGTGGGCGCTCCGCATGAAGGACGGCGACGCCCGCATGCTCGTTCTCATCCCCAACGGTCAGGTCACCAGCGGCGTCGAGATCACGTTCGTGGCCAACGAGGCCATCAACCTGCCCGTGACCATCTCCGCCAACGACGATGGAACGGGCAACTCCATCTACATCTTCACCGACGACGGCATCGTCGCGGCC